CGTTGGAGAAGCAACCGCCGACCTACTCAAGGAATTGGTCGCTGAGGTCAAGAGCCTTCGTGCTGAGGTCACCTCGCTCAAGAGCGAGAACGCCATGCTCACCAAGGCTATGGACGACCCTGCAACCATGATGAAGAAGGCAGGTTGGCTACGGGCTGTGACCCCAATGGCTGATGAGGTCTTTGACCCACTCAACCGTGATATTGGTGATGGTGGCTCTTTTACTTCCGCATTTAATTCAGGAGATGGTTCTATGATTGCCAAGCGCAGTCAAGACGAAGAATTGAGAATGTGGCAATCAATGGAAGCATCTATGCCTCCAAAGGTTAGCCCTTCAAGCAAAACATACAGGTGATACTATGCAACCACGATGGCACGAACCCGCAACAACCCCTCAAGGAGAATTGCTCACTTTGGTGAAGCAATTGGAGAAGGAATTAGAAAACCCCAAATTGGCTGACCGTGATAAGGACGGCAAATTGTCGGGTTGGGAGAAGGCTGTTGGTAAGAAAATTGAAGCCTCCAAGAAGGGCAAAGAAACAGGCTCTTACAAGTCCGATCGTGGTGAGAAGAAAATCCCATTCAAAGAAGTCAAGAAAGCGGGTATGTGTAAGAATTCTATGTGTAAGAACATGGAGTGCATGGGTGGTTGCGGAACGGGTATGAAGAAAGGCGATGCCCCTGTTTCATCATCAACCGCAGGGACGAGCAAACCTCGCCATAGTGATGAAGAAGAAGAAGAATTCAAGAAAATGGATTTGACTGCTGAAATCATTATGAAATATCAGCAGGAAAAGAGCAATTTCAACGCTTCACCACAATTCATTGACTTTTCAGGTGGCGAACCTGTTGAAGCAAAGCCGTATCAAACAAACGGCACTATTCCGTTTTACACGGAAAAAGCACCTGCGAGCAATCCAATCAGCGAAAAGGCGAAATTGTTCGCATTCGCCAAGACGGGGTATGATGTGGATGGTAGCACCATGCACATGAACATCGTTGATGGCGGTGATACGGGTGGTCCTTACAACCTCGCACCAATTGAGGACTCAATGGCTACCCTGCACAAAATGGGCGGTGACTCAGGGTTGCTCAATGAAATCGCATTCCTCATTGAGAAGATCGGTAATCACCAATGAGGTGATACCGTGAACCGTGAAGAATTCATTCGCATCCGAACCGATGCTTTGGTTTCGTTTCACACCAACCCCAATTTTGACCCCATGCTTTATCTCAAAGCGTGTGAGGAATTCTATGCTGACGGTAAAGCCATTGAGAAGCAGGACAGCGCACTAATGGCTGTAATGCCAATGATTGACAAGCCACCATACCGTATGCAGGATTTGGATAAGCCCTCAATCATGTCAAACCTCAACCTGCCTGATGGCTATGAGGATTATGTTGCAGGACAGCGAAGGTTCAGCACCAATTACGCTGAGGATTGGCCTAAAGCACACGAAGAAAACCCATTCGGTAAGCGACATCCGCTATCGTGGGATAACTGTGTGATGCCGTTGCTACATGGCTCACAATGGGGCGACCCTCATTTCGTTGAACACCTGTTTGAGATGGTGAAAGAGGATGAGGATGGACGCACCATGCTTCACACCATGCAGGAGATGGAGAGGCGTGATATTGTCCCGTTTGAATATCAAGAGGTTCTTGGGCGACCATCCGAGAGCATGATGGATTTATACCAACAAGATCGAAACGACAGGCATTCTTTCTTGAGCGATGAAGAATACCGTGATTTGAAAGCACGCCAATGGGGTGCGAATGTTCAACAAAAGGGCGGTATGGTCGCAAAGAACACGAGTCGCCTCGGTCTGCTCTCATACCTATTCGGCACTGAGTGGCAAACCCCTGAGCAACGCCATGACTTCATGGATTTGCTCAAGGAGATGGGTAAGACTGAGAGTGAGCAAAGCCCCGAAGCAAAGCGCATCGCTAACAAATTTCAAGCCAATGCGGGTATTTCGTGGGAAAGGGCGAAGCGAAATTGGTTTGAGCGTTTGACTCCACTCGCAAGGTGGTGGGAACGGGCTTCAAACCGACACGGACCTGTCAGCCCTGAACCTGTTCAAGGGGGCTTGAATCATTTCAAAGCACCATTCGTGCTAAACGAAGAGGGCGGTATTGACAATTCACACACTCATCACTATTGGAAGCCATACCAATTTTGGGGTGGCTGTGGTCGTGATTGTCAGTCGTTGGTGTCAATGCTCACGCAATCCTACCCCACCGCATTTGATGGTTGGCTTGGTGACGCATTGATGGGTTATCTCACTGACCGTGAACACCCTATGAACGATCAAGACGATTCTTACCATGGCAGTGGTTCATCCTTCTTTCCTCAAACATTGAATCACCCCGCTATGCAAAACCACCCACACAGGTCGGCTTTGGGTAGTGGATGGGAGGCAGGTTCGGAGAATCCTCGTGTGCGCTCTTTCAACAGACGCAGGGGACTGTGGAACACTGTGTCAAATCATCAGCACCTTCACCCAAGTGAAGTGGCGGGCAGTGGCAACAGAATGATTGTCCCATCAATGGCTCTTACACAGCAACCGCTTGGGCGCATTATTTCTTCGCAGACCGACATGGGTGCGCCCCGCATTGGTCCTACACGAGAACGCCATCCGGGTGATGAATTGTATCACACTTATCACAACGACCACTATGAAAAAATGGATGCCAATTTGGGTCAAGTGATGCAGGAGATGGCGAAAGAAGTCATGCAACGCTATGGGTCAAATGTATTCAGCACGAATGCCCCAAATGAGGATGTGTTGGCTAACACCATCAGTCGTGGGAATGTTCAGCAATTGGCTCAAGCGGCGAATTATTACTTGATGCGAGGGGATAATCCAAACACCCGCACTCTCGCCCCTATGGTTCTTGGTGATGGACTCGCACCAAAAGAAGTCAATGTCGGTCCTGTTCATCACACGAGCGAAGCAACAGCACCGCCAATTTACCTGAGTGGCGATAAGGATGCTTGGGGACACAAAATGCCCGCTACATTGGCGTGGAAGTGGGATCCCGAAGCAAAGGGCATCCGTTTTGATGTGAAGGATAAGCCGTTTGACACAATTCAAAAGACGGTTCACGAAGGACACTTGAACATGATTGACCCTACCCACGCTTCTCGTCCTATCGCACCAAAGGAGAAGGATGCACCTGCACTATATGTCACGAATGACATGGGACACATCCCAATTATCAGTGGCGACCTGTTCAAGGCTGACGACTATGAGGCAACAGGGGTCTTTGAAACGGCAATCGTCCCCGCCCACACGATTTACAAATTGACTGATATTGATGAATTGCGTGGCTTTTCAGGCGACTTTGTAGTGCAAAAGAAACCCGAAGGTAAGCGATTGTTTGTTGAAAAGAAGGGAAGCAAAATCACTGCTAAGGATAAGAAGGGCAAAGAAGTCAAATTGCCTGACATTGTGAAAGAGGGTGTCCGTGAACAGATGGGCGACTTTGTGTTTGATGCATTCTTGAAGGGTAAGCACCTGCGTGCTGTTGATTTGTTGGTTCACCGTAGTGAGGACATTCACATGGATCCGTTGGAGGACAGACTGCAAATTCTCCGCACTATGTATCACACCAATGACAACATCTCATTCCCAATGCCACTTGACACCAAATTCACCGACCAAGAAGGGTTGGTGAAGAACAGCGATGCGATTGGAGGCGACCTGTGGATTCGTGATGCACAGTCCACCTTTGCTAAGGGCAAAGAGGCACACCACCTTTGGGTGCTATACACACCGAGTCAAGACGGATTGGTGAAAGGCACAACCCTACCGTATGTGTCAAATGACGGACAAAACATTCTCTTGGAATATCCGGGTCACCGTTCACCATTGGTGGTGAAAGGTGAGTGGGTTGATAATTCGTTTAATGTGCTGAGCATTGAACCGAGCAGTCCTTTGGCACGACACGCAGAAAAACAAATTGGGGTTTGGGGTTCTGTGGGTGTTCACCTCCTAAAAATGGGTCAACGGGAGTTATCCCTTTATCCTCCACCATTTGTGTCAAAGGACACCTTCACATTCACACGAGCCGATCTTCTTGACCCTGACGGCGACATCAATGATGTAAGTGCCACCATGAGACTCGCACGCAGGGTCATTATGAACAGCGACAAATCATTCGCTACGGATGAATTGACAGCAAAGGTTGAGGGTCTTACATCACGAATGCTTGACAAATATGCGGGTGAATACGGTCTTGAGCGAACCGAAGAAGGTGAGTGGACGGTCAATGAAGCCATTGACGATGATACCGTTGAAACCAAGGAAAACGAAGGTGTAGGTTCGCCTAAATTCGGTTTGTTCCCCGGCCAAATGGATTTGCTAACAGCACCAAGAGGACCGACTTCTTTGGTTGATGATGAGGGCATACCCATGTTTGATCCGAATGGAATGGCGGCTGATGAGCCTGTAAATCTCCCAAATCACATCAAAGTCCAAACCACCGATGGTAAGGGCGAAAGCATAGAGGGCGAATTGGATATTGAAGAAGGTCGTGCTGTCATGCGTGTGCCTCCGAAGACCAATGTTGAAGAAGCCGAGGAAAATGATGTAATCGTTGAACAGGACGACGATCAACCACAAATGCCGATTATGTGAGCATCCTATTCCTTCATATAGGATGACTCAATTTGCTTAGGACAATGAACACCGCCACATGGTCTGCAACGGGTGCTGACTTCATCCTGAAGTCGGACTCCAACGGCGACCTTGTTATTGCGGGTTATGCCTCCGTTGATATGGTGGACAAGCAGGGCGACAGAATCCCTGTCAGCGCACTAAAGAAGGCATTTGGCGGATTTATGAACAATCCCTCCTACCGTAATGTGCAATTGGCTCACAGCGGTATTCAAGTCGGACAAGTCCTCCCGTCCTACACTGATAGTGAAGGTCGTGTGTGGAAATCCGAAGTGGACGACCACGGACTCTTTGTCGTTTGTCAAATCCGAAACGACATTGAAAAGGCTCGTGAAGTCCAAAAGCAAATTCGCAACGGCGAATTGCGTGCATTCTCCATCGGGGGTCAAGCCCTGTTCCGTGTGAACAAGACCACCCCCGAACATGGAAGCCACAGGGAGATTACAGACATGGAATTGCATGAAATCACCCTGTGCAAAAAGGGAATCAACCCTGAATCCCGCTACACCCTACTAAAAATGGATGTGAATGAAATGACCAACGAAGATACGAATGTGTTGACCGAAGTGCGTGATGCCCTTGCCCGAATCAGCAAAGGCTTGGAAGAAAAACAAATGAAGGAAATGAAGGGCTACGGCATGAAAGCCGAAGAAGAGTCCGAAGAAGAAAAGGACAAGGACCTCGGTAAAGCCGAGGAATCCGCAGTCGCCTACATTGACACGCTTGAAAAATTCGCCCACGAACAGGGCGTTGATCTTGATGGTTTGCGAGACCACTTTGGACTCGGCAAAGCCTACATGATTGGCGTTGATGGCGAACACGGCTTCAACCACCGTGGTCAAGGCGACCTTTACGGAAGCGGTGAGGATGCAACCCTTGCACCTCGTCCTGCTCTCGGCAACGCTCGCTCAAACAAATATGTCATCAAGCAACCCGGACACATGAACCAACCTGCACCATCAGGCGGTCAAAATGTCATCAAGGGTGCTGACCTGACTCCACAGAACCTTGAGCGTGGCTACCAAGCCTACGCCGCCATTCGTGATGAAGAGGCTGTGAAGTCCCTTGTTGAGAAGGAATGGAGTGAGCGATACGAAGCCGAAACTGCTCGTGCTTTGGAAGTCCACAAGTCCAACGACTTCTCTTCCCAAATTGCCTCCTTGAAGGCTGAAATCAATTCCCTCCGCACTGAGAACGCTGAAATCCAAAAGTCAGCCGTTCCTGTGCCATCCGAGAACGCAGTGCGTGTCCCAACACACGAGGAATACGCCGCACTTGGAAACGGACTTGACGCATGGCGTGCTTTGGAAGAATTGGGCCAGCGTTCTATCGGAGGAAACCTTTGAGGTGATTTGTGATGAGTGGAAGTCAAGGCTATATTAGAACAATTGAGGACATGGAACGCCTGTATTACGGTGCAGGTGCAGGACAGAACGCATGGGCTTACAGCGGAACAGACCTGTTGAAGGCTGATTCTCCCCTCGCTTCTTCAACGAGTGGCACTTACCAAGCGATCTTCGGACGCAAGGTTTGGTCACAATTGAACCAAGAATTCAACGCATTCAGCATTCTCCCCAAGAAGCCTTGGGAGAAGAGTGGATGGCGTGTCACCACCGCTAAGCCTTCCTTTGAGAAGGGTGGCGGTGTTCCTGAGAACGCTACCCTGCCTGAAACCACCAAGCCGACCTTTGAGGAAGTCAGCACCAAGCCAAAGACTGTGGCTCACACCTTTGACTTGACTGAAACCGCTATGTTCCTCGCTGACAAGGACGATGGACTTGGCGATGCTCGTGCTGTCATCAAAATGGAGATGGCAAAGCACCACACCGAACACATCAACCGTATGCTGTTGGAGGATGTGAACACTGTCGCAGGGAACGACTTTGAGTCCCTTGACCGTATCACCTCCAATTCCTACACGGAAGATCACAGCACTTTCAGCGACATCAGTGCTGAGAGCGACCACAACATCTATTCCCTGACTCGTGCGGGTCAAACCGCAGGTTCGGCTCAGTGGTATGATGCTCAAGTGGATGCAGGTGCGGCAAGTGCCGAGCGTGCGCTCTCCCTGAACATCCTTGACGGAATGTTCCGCCAAGTGTGGGAAGCAGGTGGTCAGCCAAAGGTTATCCTTACAGGCTACGACACGCTTGAAACCATTCAACAATTACTCCAACCTCAGCAACGCTTCGTTGAAATGAAGCGTGTTGTGCCGGGTGTCAATGGTGTGAAGGGTGTTCCGGGCATTCAAGGTGGCTTCATGGTTGCTACCTACAACGGTGTCCCAATCATCCCATCCAAGGATGTCCACAAGGAATCGGGCGGTTCTTCCCGTCTTTACTTCCTTGACACGGACTATATGCACTTCTGCACAGCCAAGCCAACCCTTTACCACGAGAGTGGTATTGAAACGGGTGACCCATTCGGCATCAACCGCCTCGGTCAGATGGGAATGTTTCACACGATGGGTGAATTGATTTGTGCCTTCTTCAAGGCTTCGGGTAAAATCCGAGACCTGAGTTGAGGTTAAATAGGAGTAAATGAACAGGTGATAACATGGCAAACACGAATTTGACAGGAAATGGAACGCTCGTATTCAACAGCCGCCTTTGGGGTGGTGTTGGTGAAGATGACACGAATTGGCTACAATCCCCGATTGGATCCAACAGCGCAACAGGCACTATCAGCCTTGGAATCGTTGATGTGACCGTCACCGATGGTGATGCGGCATTCGCTTACGATCTTGCTCTCGCAACCAACGCAATCAGTGGTTCATCCCTTGTGGGTGTTCTCGGCGCACACAACACCACCACCGCAGGTGGGAACGCCTTCACGGTTGCAGGAAATGTTTCAACCAACACGCTCATCAAATTGACCCCTGCCTCCGCAGGACAAGACGGCGATGTTGTGAGAATCACTTTCCTTTACCGCTGAATGGGGGTCGTCCCTTGACGATTACCGTTCAATATGTCGGTCAGCGACCTTATGTGGAATTCACTGAGGGTGGCGTGACTTACGGTTTTGCTCGGCAAACGATTCGCAACGACATTCCCCGCCATTTGGCTGAACGCTTCAAAGGCGATAACTTCCCACAGTGGTCTGTTAAAGGACTCGCTGAGGAAAAGGTCGCTGAAAAGACCAAGCAAATGGCTGAGGTGATTGAAGCACCTGCCCCTGAACCCGAACCTACACCCGAACCTGTTGTGGAAGAAACACCACAAACGACTGAGGAATCAACACCATTTGATGAGTCGTGGACAAAGGCAGTAATGCTTGAGTGGTGCAGTGCTAACGGTGTCAAGGTGGATGCTCGTGCAAACAAGTCCACCATCATTGAAACCGTTAGGGGTGTAGCCTGATGGGTGAACACTCCGCTTCACTCAACGATGGTGATGCTCGCTATGCAGGGCGCACTCGTGTCAATCGTGCAGTCTATGAATTCACTCAAGACGATTTGTCAGGCAACACCTCGGTGACTGCTGACATCGCACTTAACGGTCAAGTGAACAATATCATTCTTGATGCTACACGAAGCAAATTGACAACCAATACCAACAGCCAAGTGCATGGCGGTTCGTTTCAATTGCTTTATGCCGATCTTGCCGATGGTGCAGGTTCAGCCCTACAATTGCCTTATCACGAAGTAATCAGCAACCTTGACTACACTACGGCATCCCCTCGTCCTTACAAATTTCAAACGGCTGAGGGTGCGGCGGTCTTTGGGGCGGCGCAAATGCCTCAAACCTTGGTAGTGCGAGCAGGTGTTAGCGGGCATTCAGGCACAGCCGAAGCCCCCAAAACCCTCAACGCTCAAGGGGCGGCTACCCTCGTTGACGATGTAGTGCCTTGGACGGGTATGGTGTGCGGTAAGGTTCGCATTGAATTGAAATCAGGAACAGCGTGGGCTTCCGATACGGGGTCTATTTTCGTTGTAATCGTGTATAACTGAGGACAGCATTAAATATATGAGGATAATACGGTAAGGTGAGCGACATGGCTTTGACAGTAGTGCAATTAGGACGCAATCAAGTGACAGGAAGTAGGATGGCAACGACCTTGAAGGTCACCCCCGACTCTTCTTGGCTCGCCGCAGGTGAATCATTGGATCTAACCCAATATGTCCCTGTCATTGAAACCGTCCTCATTGACCCAAGCGCAACAGGATATGTTTGGCAATATGACCGCACCAACAAAAAATTGCTCGCCTTTGAAGCGGGTGCTGACGGGGCGGCATTGGATGCTGTGGCTGACGCTACAAACCTTTCATCCACTGTCCTACACATCACGGTCACGGGGACTCGTGCTTGAGGTTCGCCCACAAGGGGTGAACCAATATGGCACGAATGAAAGTCCAAGAAATTGACCTTGACACCTCCATTGACATTCAGCGTAGGCGCAAAATGCGTATGGCTGAAATCGCCAACGCATCAGGCTCATCATTTGACGAATCCGAATCGTTGTTCTCAAAGAGCAACATGGAAAAATTCTCCACCAACAAGAAGGTGGAGGTAAAACGCAACGAGCGTAAGAACATTCAAAACATTGGCTCAGGCACACGCTGTCGTGGCTGTGGCACACTGTATTTTTGTTGGACACCCAAGTGCGGGGTGTGCGGGGATGCTATGCACTTCAATTTAGGTAGCCACATAAGGTGATGAACAATGCCACGCACATTCTCACCCGGACACCGCCCTGATGCACCACTATACCCCGATGATTTGGTCTATACCGATGTGGCCCATGTCGCTGACTTCCTACAATTGCCTCTCCCCGATCCTGTCAAATTGGCGGGAGATTCAGTCATTGACGGCAGTAGCATCAAATTCCCAATCAGCGGTGCTGACTATCGCAGGTGGGGCTACGCTACCGATGACACCGTGTTGGTCTATGACGATGCGGATGCTATGGGCAAAACCTACACTATCACCTCAATCGCCTCAGTAGGCAGTGGAGGTCAAGTCTATGTGGTTGCGGCGAAGGAAGGTAGTGAGTCATTCACCACAGCCGACAACGCTTACATCCAACATCAGTCGGCTATCACGAACAGCAAAGAGCGTGGAATCAAGAAAAGTCATGTTGAAGATCTCATCAAGACCCGTCAAGACTACATTGACAAGGTGACACGAAACGCATGGCGACCACGCTTGGTGGCTGAGGAATACCAAAATTTCACCACATTCAAGCCATACCGAAGGCGATATTACACGGATTATGTCGGTGCTATTTTCCTGCAAAACGGCAACATTCAGCGTATTCTCAAAATGGGTGCTTGGCAGGGGGACTATTACCGTGAGATGGCGGCGGCACGCATTGGGTTGCAGGTCAGCGACCACACGCTCGTGTCAGGTGAATCCATTCTCCTATGCCCCGGTGCTAACGGAGTGGCTACGCTAACCGAGGGTTCGGATGCACAGACGAAATGGAGGGGGGATTTTGACCATAAATCCGCCGCTGAGAACATTGGTGCGCTTGTGAACAAAGACCCCGAATTCAAGAAGTCAGCCATTCAAATTGGCTCACTAACGGTGGAGAACCGTAGCAGTGCAACCGCCTCGCTCAATGTGCATGATGAATTCCTTGCTGTTGCCAACAGCGATAACGGGGATGGTGTGGTTGAGATTTCATCTATGCGTAGCACCGAGGGTGGTGCAAACGCTACGATCGCTGTGACACACAACACAGCACTCACCTATGACAGCAACAAATACAACGAGCATACCGCTACGGTTGAAACCGTGACGGGTTCTCCTGCAACCTCCTTCACTGTGGATAGTGCGGGTGGCTTCGTCAAGGGTCATGCTTTGGTGTTCATCAAGAGTGGAACAACCAACCGCATCGCTCTTTGCTCACTATCAGGCACGACCTTTACCGTTGTCAATGACGAACAGAATGATTTTGACGGCAACATCTCGGAGGGTGATACCATTTACCAAGTGTCATTCAAGTGCGACATTACCGATGAGGAACGCCAAAAGTCATGGTGGTCTGTTGAAGAAAACGGAATGGTTGCCTTCAACAACGAATATCCGTTCTTTGAGAATCACTCACTACGCTGTGCCTACATTTACGGCAACAGGTATGTGGACAAGTCCATCAAGGAGGCTTGCACCAAATTGGTCGTTATGGACATTTTGATGAGCGATGATTACAGCGTCATGTTCCCCGAAGGCACACAAAACATTGATATTTCGCAGAAACATCAAAAATTGGAGGCGGAAGTGTCCAAATTGCTCGTGCCGTTTCAAGAAAGCATAATTGTTGCGGGAATGGGAGGCTGATAACATGATAAACAAAGCACCGCAAAGGCAGGTCACACCGCAGGGCAGAATTATCGATCACTGCGCTGATTGTAAGAAATATGGGCGCATAGCGAGCAACACATCAGGGCGAGACCTGTGTGCCACTTGTGATGTAAAAGCAAAGGCAACCGATGCGGGCATGAAGGCTATGAAGGAATGATTTGCATGGACGAGGCTCTTAATAAAATGTTCATCAAAATGCGTAAGGCGGGGCGCGATCTTGTTCGTGCGCTGACCGACAGTATGCAGGGTGAGGAAGCGTTTCTTGAGAGTATGGTTGAGTATGAAAAGACCACCGCCAAAGAGGACGGGGAGGAAATATCCGATGAACAATTGGCTTTAAACATGAAAAGCCATAAGGAGTCAAACCCCTTCGCTCTCAATACGGCGGGTGCTTTAGCACGATTTACGGAGGCGATGGAAGGTGACTGACGCAATTTCAGCAATCGTTTCTTTGCTTGACACCAATTGGAATGTGTCGCCTAAGCCGTCCATTTTGGACATCGCCAACACCGATGTGGGTGAGGGTAAGCGCACTCGCCTTCAAGACCACGATGTTATCCGTATTTTTGAAACGGCGCACAATGAGGCTCAGCCTGAATTGGCATTTGACTTCGTGAATGAACACATCAATCTCACCATTGACATTCGCACCATGAAAAGCCGTGAGCGTTTGTCAGCCCTTCGTGATGAAATACGGAGAATCCTTCACAGCAAGCGTAAAGGGGACGGCACGAATTTTGACCGACTTATTTTCAAGACAAGAACAGACTTGTCAGATCGTAGCAAACGGATGTTTCGCTACACCATGCAAGCGGAGGTCGTCACCTTCGCCCAAGTATTACCGACAGTAGCGTGATGAAGAATGGCAGTGAATAGAGTGTATAAGGGTGATTTGGTTGAAGTGTCCCTCGCCAAAGAAACAGGTTTCAGGGCTACGGGTGATAACGCCGCAACGGGGTGGGCTACCGCCAATGGCACGACTGCTAATTCAAGCGTCATTACCATCGGCTCGTCCGTGTATTTTGACGATTTGATGGCGAAGAATATGCTTGTTGGAGGAACACTCCGCATTTATTCGTCAGGGGGTTCAAATTCCTTCACCTCCGATGACTTCCCGTCCACCAAGCGCACCTATTACATCACAGCAAACACGGAGAACACTATCACCATTTCACCACGCCTCGCTACCACAGGTGCAATCACCGCAAACACGGGCGACTATTTCATCATTGATTCGGCACGCATCCCAACAATGGATGCCGACATGACTCACACTACCGATGAGCGTGTCAAAGCCGATCAATTCTTGGGATTGTTGAATTCATTTGCTCTCCCTGAACCCGAAGTGGATGTGCGAAAGCAACACATTGTGGGTATGGGTCGTGATGTGAACATTCTCACGAGTGGTCGTGAGATGCTTCAAGGTGGGTCGTTTGACACAAACGCCCACAACCTGCGATGGCTACGCTATGCTCTTGGTGGACACACCGCCATTGGCTTTGGTGAATTGGCTCACCGCACCACCTCCACCACCATCCTTACCGATGCCCCACTCAACATCAAAGACGCAACCTCCACATACCGAGGGCAACAATACGGTAGCACAAACGCTGACGACATTAGCGCAGTATCAGGAACAACGGCAACAGGACTTGGAACAAGCATTGACGCAAATAGCGACTTCTTGCTCGGTGGTAAAGTGGCATCAAATGCGGATGCGGTAATCACCCTTAGTGCAAACTACGATGCTACACATGAGAATGTAGGAACATCGGGTGTTGTCAAAACCCTGTCGGCTGATGGAAGCGATGTCCTTTACGGTTCGTATTCAAGTGCATCAGGAACGGACATTACGGTTGCCGATATTACAAGTGGTGCGCTCACCCGCCTACAAACGGCAGGGGCGGTTGCCTACCTGCTCGCTCAATTGGAAGCCAACATTGAGGAAGGGGACATCCGTGTGAACCTTGGTTCAACAATTGCAGGTCGCTTTACCGCAGGAGAATACATTCAAATCGTGGATAAGGACACGAAGCGAATTCCCGGTGCTGATGATGATACAAGCGAATCTGTAATCAACAAGCACGAGATCCGAAGAGTCATCGCTGTTGATGGTGCGTTTGTGTATGTGGAAGAACCGTTCTTCTTTGCACACACCGCCGCATCGTGTGGTGCTGACCGTATCATCTTCACCCACGATTCAACACAAGGTGCGACACGAAGAGGTAGTCCTGCTATCCTCTCCACAGGGGAATTGAAGTATGGAATCACTCACACCTTCTTTGGTGGTAGCACCGTTCCTACCTTCGCTATTGAGCAATCCTACCGTAAGACTGACGCTACACCCGGCTCGGAGAACCTATTGCGTGTGTTCTCAGGCTGTAAGGTGAACAGCGTCCAATTCTCCGCTGACACGGAGGGTGAGGTGAAATTGAGTGGCGAGTATGAAGCCACCCGTATGTTCACTGACACTGAGGACAGGTTCACCACACCTCACAGGCTCTTTGAGAACACAGCGAACACCAACATCAAGCGAAGGGTGTCGGGTATTGCCGTGAACGGTGAGAAGCCATACCTGTTCCAACATATCATTTTCAGCGCATTCGGTGCGCCTGTGCTTCGTGCTACCCAATTGGAATTCGGTATCACCAACACCAACACTGCCCGCTATTACATTCGTGGAACGGATGGGTCATACGGCACAACCGACCAAGTGTCGGAGGCGGCTGTCAATTACGCCACTGAAATCACTGAGGCTCAGCGTGAATACAATGTGAAATTCAACGCATTGGTGGAGGACAACCACTTCTTTGAACAATTGCGACAGCGAAAGCACTTCTTGAACACCAATGACATTACAATCGTCATCACCAAGCCGGGTTCAGCAAGCACCCGTCAAAACGCCACCATAACCATTGAGGATTACACGGTGACGAAGGCGGAGATGCCAATACCCGATGATAAAGGACCCGTGACAGCGAATGTTGAGTTGGCGGTGCGACACCTTAAAGTGGTTGAAACCAATCCATATCCAATCCTGTGAAAAGGGTTATATGTAAGAGATGTGAGGAATGATACAGATGGTAAGGCTAACAGGATTCGTAATTGTTGAAGGGCGAAAGGTTTCGCTTGATTGGACTTTGCTACCGCATGGCGACATTGTGAGTAGTGGTGATCTCTCACCAACGAATGTGAATTGTTCAGGTATGGTTATCCCACCTGCTCAAGAAGCACCTGCACCTGCACCACTGTCAACCCCAACCCCCGCACCTGTTGAGGAAGAAGCACCGACTGACTACGCATCAATGAACAAGACTGAATTGATGACACTGTGCAGTCAGCGTGGACTCTCAACGGCAGGGACAAAGGCAGATCTAATTGCTCGCCTTGAGGCTGATGACAGCGGTGAAACCGAAGCCGTCAGCGAAGGTGAAACAGATGAAGAAAGCCAACCCGAATGATTTGGTAGCCTCGGCATCAGCCGATGAACACACGATTGAAACGCCCTTTGGCGAGATGACAGTGTGGGTGAAAGACCTTACATGGATTGAACGCCAAAACGCCTTGACACAATTCGTGTCAATGAAAATGGGTGAGGACGGCACACCCACACCAAGCATTGACTTTGGTGGCTTTTGGAAATACATTCTCGTTAATTGCGTTGAGCGCACTGAGCCTCAATTGAGCAAAGACCAATTGCTGAACATCCGACCCGAAGTCGGGCAGGAATTGGCGAAAATTCTCCCATCCTTTGACTCACTCATGGATAGCATGAGCAACGCCACAGGCCCTTTGGAATAACCCTTGATGATGTCCGAGCCTTCACAAAGTGGGATGGAGGGGGAACAATCCCTGTGGAACAGCACAAACTACCTGTGCTGATAGGACAAATGCCCCCGTTTCTTCTCGGTAAGTATTTCAATTGCTCGCCCCACCATTGGGACAATCAGCCACCTGAAAGAGTCCTCTTGGACTATTACACGATGGTTGCTTTCAAGGAGATAGAAGCCAAAGAAATGGACAAATTGAAGCGTGAGAACGCTATGGGTCAGACGAAGGGGCGTGCAGTCAAGACCACAAGCGACATTGACTTCTTTGAACGGATGAATGCGGGGATGCAATAATGGCGGATAAAAACAAGACCATCATGGGCATGGATGCCGCCCTCCTTGATTTTCTTCAAACAATGAACAAGTATGAGGATGTCATCGTCCGTATGCCGAACCGACATCAAGTCCTGTTCAAAATTTTAGGACCGCTATACCGCACTTACCTCAAATTGGATATGGCGGCGGATAGCGTCAAAACGACATTCACCAAGACTGAAAAGACCACCAAGACTCTCACTAAAGCAACAAAGGGACTCATCGCACCATTGGCTATTACCGTTGGATTATTCAGCAGTCTAACGATGTCAATTTTCCCAATCGTGGGAATGGTGATGGCTATATTGGGGGTGTTGATGTTGTTTGTCGCCGCCCTCGATCAGGGCGGTGGTGCGCTACGGGGGTGGTTGGAAGAAATACCCATCATCGGTGATGTGTTCGGTGCTGTTCAAGCGGCGGTGGATATGCTCAAGGGCGTTCTCACAGGCGAAGGAGATGCGGGCATTTTAGCACCCGTTGCTGATGCGGCGAATTATGTCATTGGAGTGGTCGTTGATGCCTTCAACATGATAATTGGCTTGATACCACCGATTGACGGTGAAGCCATTTTTGGCACAGTGTTTGCGGTATTGGGCTTCTATATTGAGTATTACAGCACCCTGTTCAAGACCGCCGTTGAAATGGTAGTTATGTATTTCAACGCAATCGCTGAGTCGGGTGCGTTTGATGCCATTTTGGGTTCAATCATGGATCTTTGGTCAAGCGTATCAATGATATTCGGTGTGTTTTCAGGTATGCTCGGTGATAGTGGTGCGAGCATTTCAGGCTTCTTTGGAACAATTATTGACCTATGGGGCGCACTCTTGTCATTCCTTGTCAATTCGGGTATTTTTGCGTTTGTAGGGGATGTAGTCGCCGTTATTATTGACATTGTGAACACCGTTGTCGTGATGGTTGCCGCTATCGTTTTCGTGGTCGTCAAAGCGGTTCAATTCCTATGGCCTGTCATTGAGCCTTATTTCAAAATGCTTTACAATTATTGGGGCATGGTTGTGACAGTCGTGATGGCGGTTGTCCGTTCAGTCCTCAAAATTGTTCAAGCGGTTCTCGCAGTGTTTAGGGGGGACTTTGAGGCGGCGGGTAAGCACATCAGCGGTATTGTTGATATTTGGAAGAAGGCATTCACATCCTTCAAGAATTTCTTTAGTGGATTCATTGATGCAATCATGGACTTCCTTGAACCGTTGATTGATGCCATTGAATTTGTTGTTGATGGTGTTGGTAGTGTCGCAGGTGCGATTGGGGATGGTATAGGTGCTGTCGGAGGCTTCCTTGGCTTTGCTGATGGTGGTGTGGTATCAGGACCGACTTCGGGCTACCCTGTGACCCTACACGGCACAGAAGCCGTAGTGCCTCTTCCTGACGGGCGTTCAATCCCTGTCACCGTTCAAGGTATGGATGGTGGGGGTTCAAACACCGTGAACATCACCGTCAATGGTGCGAGTGGCGATGCCAACAAGTTAGCACGAATGATTGGGGATGAAGTCACAAAGGCGTTTAGAAGCCGTAGCCGTAGTGGTGGATTCAGCAGGGGGTTGTGAGTATGCCAAAGGTGCAATTGATACGCAGGGATGGTAAGGTCATTGAATTGGAAGCAACCTCCGTGTTCTTTGATGTTCTGCGTGGTGTCAAGGTTTGGCCCATCCCAATTGCGGGTGTGCGTGCGGCATTCGATCTCAATGAAAACAGATTCAGCATCGGCATCAAAGGCATCCTTACAGACGATGAATCAGCATCAGGCTCAACGGGTGCAACCGCTGTCCTTGATTTGTCACGACCCACAGGGCTTTACGATTCGTGGTTCAAACAACAACAAGCACAAGGCAACAGTGCAATTGCTGACATAGTAAGCGCACTACACGGAAAGGAATTCGTGTTCAAATCAGCAGGTCAAGTGTCGGCTGACTTGGGTGAGAACATCACTCTCCGTTTTTACACATCAAGCGTGCCGTCAGCCACCGTTGCCACAAAGAGTGTCATACCTGTGGATTTGACAGGGAGTATCAGCGACACGGAGGACATCGCTGATGCGATTGTTAGTGCGCTGAACGGCGGTTCTGTCAAAGTGAACGCCACCACCACCACTATCACGAGCATTTTCACCATCACACAAAGTGCGGGGGATAAAACAAACAGCACCACTCATCAAGGGCTTAGCACAGCCCTTACAGGTGAAAAAATCACCTTGACAAACAAAACCAAGAGTGCTGATGGCAACACACCGCTGACAAAACAAGGCAGTGTTTCGGTCAGCGGGAACGGTGATTGGTCGCATTCTTTCTTCTCATCAGCCTCGTTTGTTAATGGGGTATCGGGTGTTAGGATGACACGAGGGGATAAGGTGCAGGATTTGCTTAACATGACCGTGAATGTTTCAGCGGGCGGTGGTCTCATCAACCCGCAATCCTTTGCAGGGAACATGATTGAATTGCCTGATTCACTATCTTCCTTTGATGTAGGCAACCTGCTACGGATTGACCAAGCGGATAGTGTCAAGAAATATATCGTTGGTTTGCGGATCCCCTATGAATCGCTCATTTCATCGGACTCCAATTTTGGTGAGGTTCGTCAATTCGTTATCCCTACCGGGGCGGGGACTGACATATCGGCTGAAAAGAACACAAGTGCGTTCGATCCCGTTGAAACCATTTCAGGTGAAATCGTGCGCCCCAATCCGTATTTGCGCCAAGGCATCGCAATCAGCGGTGTCGTGCAAAAATTCTCAGCAGGGTATGAAGCAGGTGATTCAGTGTGGACTTACGACATTGAATTTGCGGCGGCAGAACAATTGTTGGGGATTTGATATGCCTTTGCGGAAAGTGTATTCAAAAGCGGTGAGGCTGAACGGCTACACCGATGGGATGGTCGTGCCTACGGGTGCGTTCCGTGAAAGCGGTGTTGATTTATTCCCTAACGACCACAGCGAAAAGACGGGAGGCACGAACAAAGTGTCATCCTATGAGAGTGATGAGCCAAAAATCGGGCGAAGGCATTTGGCTATGGAAGGCAACGCCTTGAACAATTTTGTCGGCTCTTTCACGCTTGAGGCATTCGTCATTCCCGATCACGGGGGTGTCGTTATTCACAAACCCAACGCATTCACACTCAAAGTGGGTGAGCCATTTCAACCCGCACCTGTGGTCTTTGAAGTCCATACCCGCACCACCCATGAACGGCTCACTACGGACTTCAATGTGCCGAGTGAACAGGTATCATGGGGGACATATACGGACGGTCAATCTAAACCCCACGATTTAGCACTACCCTCTCGTGAATTGCTCTATGTGAACGCTCAATTCACATCCAAGAAAATGACAGTATTCGTGAACGGCAACCTCGCCGCTGAGCAGGATTTTGGTGGTGATGAGCGTTTAATCAAATCGGGTTCATCCGACCTCTTCATTGGTGGTGAAGGAGGGGAGTATCGTGGGGTCATTGAGAGCGTGCGTATCAGCCGTGGACTCATAGATCCCGTTGTCCGTCCTTTGACATCAACGCCTGACACGGTTGGGCTATGGGACTTTGAGGATGAGGACGACATACCACAATTGTATTTCTTCAACAACAAAAACCCCGCCCACCCTCAGCAGGGTAAGGATGGGGTAGGGAAGCACACGGATGGGCTGATGCCTGTGCCTATGGTGTGTGTAGGCTATGATTTCACAAACATTGACCCCGGTGGTGCAGTCACCACAGCCGATGGACACCCGCTTAACTTGGCGAGTGGCTACAAATACGGGTATTTTCGCATCCGTGACTTCCCTGACAGCGTGATTACAGATGTTGAGGACAGGGCGACAGCGTTGGAAATGCTCGCCGCACACATCCTCTCCATCCCTGTCAACGAATTGCCGTTTCAGTCATGGTGGGATAGTGGGCTGTTGGACATTTCATCAACAATCACCAACGCAACCTACCATTCCGATGGCATCCCCGTATCAAACCTCAACGCTATCGTCAATGCGTCAGGCACGAACCCTGTGACGGGAGGCAGTGTGTCGCCGTTCTCCTATTACCGTGAAACCGACAGTGCGCCATATTCACCTGAAGGGGGTATCAACCTTGATCCCATGTCAAATCCGATTGAGCGAATGCGTATTGTCGCTATTGACTTCACAGGCAACACGACATTGGGTCGCCCACCATGTGTGGTGGTGCAATCCACCATGCTCTCCAAGGACACGACAGCCCCAACCACACAGGGCTTCTTGTTTGACCATTCGGACAACACGCCTGTGTGGTTCACACTCGGCAACGGCGACTTGGTGATTGACCCCGGCAAAGCGGGCAGTCGTCCTATGGGTCAAATGACTCGTGCGAGGTTTAGCCAAAATCAACGCTTTACCGATCGCACAGGATTGGGCAACGATGCTTATTGGATTTCAAGAAAGGCTCGTTTGACTGATGAAATGAAAAACAAATTGCACACGGTTGCAGGAACACAGGCTGACATTGAACCGCCTCACGGCAACGACCTGTTGATTTGGCTTGATGCCAACGATAAGACGCAATTGTTGCGAGATGATGGCACTGCCGTTATCAGCGACAACGAATTCGTCTTTTGGTGGAAGAATAAAGCGAGGGGTGGACCTGACACGAGTGCGGGGACGAATTATCATTTCTATTCGTGGGGCAACGGATGGCGTTGGAAGGAGAATTGCGGTAGCGCAAACAACCGTTCAGGCTTGGTAGCCGTCAGCATATCGGAGGTGGTGAACAATCCAACAGGACCGTATTCGTGGCCCGGTGGGACACCTACGGTCAAAACGGGCGTAATTGTTCCTGACTATCCAACAGGTGTCACACACTACAAAGGCTCAATGTGGGTCAATGGGTTCGGCAACACGGGGACTTCAAGAATTAACCATCATAGCGCAATCACATCAAAAGCCATTGGTGCAGATCACACATCCACACTATACACGAGTGGTCCGAGCATGACTGATGGCGACCACTCCATGTATTTCGTTATCACGCCCGCTTACGGTAGTGACCCTTTGGCTTTGATTCATACCGAAGCCAATGATGATTTTCAAGTGCATTTGGACGCAGGGGCATCGGACAACCTCAAGGTGGGAATTGTAGGGGCGACAAGCATTACCTTCGGTTCAAACAACCGCCCAACGGCAGGAACACCCGTCTTGGTGTCGGTGCGAATAGATGAATCAGCATCAACGGTGAAAATGACAGTGCGCTCAAATAGAGGTGCGACTTCAAACGACTATTCGTCCACAGCGTTCAACAGCACCAACCCTTTGGTTTTTGACACTACAACCGCACAAACAGGTGGGATAGAGTTATTCGGTGAAATGACTTCAAGTGGTTCAGGCACAAACGCAATTGACAACATGGCGCAAAATGGTTTCATCGTCCACGAGGTAATCACCTACCCAAAATACATGAGCGATGCCGAACACGCCGATGTTTTGCAGTGGTTTGAGGACAGGCATGGGGTGTGATTATGGCGGAATTGACTGAGGCACAAATCCTAACAGGCTTGGCTCTTGACCAACACACAGCCGTTGGTGATTTGACACAATTCTTGGGAGAAGTGGCGAGAGGTGATCCTGTCGCTATTGTGGTTCTGCCGGGTATGACTGACCCTGTGGAGGTAAATGACATAGAAATGGGCATTTCAGCCTATCACGCCATTCGGCGTATGGTGACAAACGCAGGGGTGTCAGGTAGTAGTCTGCAAGCAACCATGCTTGCTGATTTTGCCACCAATCCCGCCGCACCGCCCCCGCCCGCTACCCCTACCATCAGCAATTTGGACACATGGATGATTGCGACAAGAAATGGTGGTTCAGTCGTCCTCCAATCAGGCGACATCACTGCGGCGTTCAATGGTGTGCCTTCTTTGACAATCCACGGTAGTGGGAATCCGCCCGCAACAGGAGATGAATTCACTGCTGTGTCGGGGAATGTCATTGACCCAACCACTGATATTCCCGGTATGTGTGGACTCACGACCTACAACCGTGTGGAGGGTCATTTCTTCCTCAAGCAATTGCCTCAGCCTAAATTGGAAACTGTATCACGAAGCGTGCAGGGTATTGCTGACCGCTTTGAAAGTCAGTATGAAGATCCGTCAATGGGGAGTGTCGTTAGTCACAATGAAAAGGTCAATGTCAACGAACAGGTGTTTCTTGGTGAAGCACTGAATGTCATTACATCGTCACGAGTCGCCACTTACACGACTGTCAGCACGAGTATTGAGAAGCACGCTATCGTTGCACAAGGCGGTGATTCGTTTATTGACGCAACCTACGGGAATGTCGTTTCATCATCACAGGACACCATGGTGGCTATTGCTGTGGAGGACATTCGCCCGTTCTCATTGAAGGGCTTTGACACTGATGAGGATGCTTTGTTTGACCTTATTGAGCCAACCAAAGCCACCAATGAAAATTATGTGCGCCATCTCACTCCTGAAAAGGAGAGCCGTGTTGCTGTGTTGGAGACCCCTCAAGCATTACAGGATGCGGGAGGACCGCCTCAAATTCTCATCTATTACAACGCCATCGATCCTACGGGTGAAACCGTAGCGGCGTGGAAAGGGGACACCTCGTGGCTTACCGTAGCCGACCACGCTCAAACCTACCGTAATGACATTGATGCAATCAACGGTATGGAGAAGAAGGGTTGGCTCATTGTGGAAAAGACCGTGCCTGACACAAACACCGTGTTTGTTGATATGTCACACGGCTATCCTATTTATCGCTCGGTATTAGAATGGCTGAGGCGACCCTATGATGCTGATGAATTCTCATCACCACCAACATGGACTCCATTGACTATCCATGCACCCGGTGGTATCATCTCGCTACCATCAAAAGAATTTCAGTCGGGTATCGCAAACCACTCACTACGCACCAACCCAACAGGCGACCTCGCCATATCACCATTCATCAATACCGAGAATTGCGCTCACACTGTTATTCAACAAACAATTGCGGGCAACCGTATTCGGAAGGATGGCTACGGACCACCTGTCGCTATACCGAACACACGATCGCTAAGTGAGAAGAATGACAGCATTTACCACACTCTCACTATTTCTTCAAGCCCCAAAGCCAAAGACCGTATGGACGGCAACAACGAGCCGTCATTACAGCCTGTCAATTATGAGCAATTTGACATCATTGACAATCAAATAGAGGCGGATAGGCACTTGTTGCTAATCCACCCATCGCACCGTGAGCGAGCCAATACCCTTTCAACAATTTTCACTCAACAAAATGGCGTAAATTCTTACCACAATTGTGCTGTTGAAATATCACTCATGCGTGGGCGTGTGGAGGAAATTGCACCCACGAGTGGTGATGCGTCAGCGGGCGGTGTTGCTTTGCGGGGGCGTTCACAAATGGTGGACATTACCGATCGCGTTGCCGAGCGTGATTTTGAATTGAATGAGGGCTTTGCCCTGAAAGAAATAGGAGACTTGGGTTCACCTGCTGTCAGCATTACGCTCGGTGGCTTAGGGCAAGGTGGTATTGATGTAGGGGCAACCCGCACACAGCATAGCAAATTGCCTGTGTGGAAGGATAAGGTCATTGGGACAAACAACCCATCGGTGCGAAACGACAGGCAGACCTCCACCTATTACGCATCCACGAGGGCGTTGGTGGAATTACCACTCTTCCCGTCCATGTTTTATGATGTAGCACAGGTGTTCCCATCAAGCACGAATAAGCGTTCACCGTTGCCTACGGACAAAGCCATGGAGATGGTGGTGGATTGCACCATGTCGGCTGTCAATCGCCCACAAATGCAGGGCTATGAGAATCGGTGGGCGATTGATTGGGGGTTGAGGGGCGAAGTGTCCTCACTCAAAATACACGACTACAAGCCCGTAGTGAGCAGAACGGTCATCCGTTTCATGCGGGATAGCGTGTCCACCCACCTTAGCCTGTTGAATTATTCAAGTGGGGAAACGATTGCGGCGGATGGGACAAGCAAAAACGATTCTCCGTCAGGCACAGGTGCTTACATTGAGGTTGATTCTATGCGACCTTTTCTTGAGGACGCAGGGATTGAATACACCTCTTTCACTGCTGTATCTTCAGGCGTTCTCATCAATTCACTCTCAGGTGAACCCGCAGGTGAAACCCTATTCCGTGTTGACACGGTTGATGCCAACACTGTTTTCAAAAAAGGAGATTCAATTTACAACAGCGTAGGTTCACTGTTGGGAGTGGTGAAGAGTATCAACAGCACAGGAACGCAAATCACATTGAAAGAAGGAAGCCTTCATGCGATTGCTAACAACCAACCGTTGTATTATGCTCGCTATTCTTTTTCATCCGAACCCTTTGCTGTGACTGTTGGTGAGGGCATCATTTGTGATGGTGGAATCCGCCTCAATATATGGAAAATGGAACGCCATCGCCTTTATTTCAACGCATTTCACAAGTGGGATGATGCAGATGCCACCCTCAGTGAAATTAAGGATGAAATGCTTGTGGGATTGCCCGTAGTGATGGGCTGTTGGATTAGCGACAACGATACCACACATAATGGGACTGTGTGGGCTTTGACGGATCTTAACGCCAATATCGGCACGAGCAACGCAACCATGGCTCAAAATTTCATTACACCTATGGAAAATGCACTATGGTTGCGAAAGGACAGGGTTGGACACACTACCGACAACAGAACAGCATTCTGTATTGACCCCAATGACGACTCACGCATCCTCATCAACGGTGGTCCAACGATGGAAGGATTCTCCTTTGACCCCGGCAATTACCTATACGGTGATGATGACTTCCCACTACGCCCACCTGTGGAATGTAGGACAGGTCATCTCGCTCTTAAGGGTAAGCGTAATGATGACTCATTGGACTTTGTTCGCCCACTCCATATAAACCTTGGAAGCGTGGCTTCGTCAAAGAATGTCAATGACTTCAATACGGCTGTTGCCGAAGTGGTTCGCCGTATCAACCAAGCAGGACACCCTAACGCCAAGAATGAAAACGGTGGTAGTGCATTCAACCCCCCGCAGTTATTCACAGAAGTCCTTGATACGCATACGGTATCATCCACCGACACAGGCTCACACATGGGCTATGTTCGTGCTTTTATGGGTCAAGATGTTGAGAGTCGTGATGGCGAAAGTGGGTTCAGTATTGTCATTCACAGCACTATTCCCGGTGCAACAGGACGCAATTTTGCTGTGTGGCTGAACAACAATACGCCTTACCCCTACCGCCCAACACAGGCTGTGGGTCATGGTGGACTTTTGGCGACCAACAGTCGATCATATCAAGCATCCTCATTCCCTGCGCCTTTGCCATTGGGAATGGATGGTGAAACACACATCCCAATCACAACATTTCAGGGTGGTGTGCATGGACGAGTGGAGGACACGGGGGGCAACCTGCGAACCTACAACGGTGTAGGTAGCGAATTCTTGTTCAATGTAGTCACCAACGGTAAGCGTGATAATGGAGACTTGTGGCCAACCTATGACCTTGACGCATTCCCAAATCTCCCTGTTGAAAGAAAGGGTTTGGATTTGATTAGCCGTATTTCATCCAAGACTGAGGCTGAAACACCGGGCTACATTGAAGTTAATGGTGAAATCATCGGCACATTTGACAACATTGTGGCAAACATAGGTCAAACGCACTGTTTAGCCGAAGGTGTTGGGGCTTGTTGCCTGTTGATAAACGCAAAGCCCGCAGATCTCTCCTTGCGAAAGAAGTGGACTGCATTGTTTGTTGATAGGAAGGGTAAAACAAAGGACGCTCAAATCAAAATGCTTCACCCGCTACCTGACGCACATGGTATTCTGTTCTTTGGCGGTGGACACACAGGAACAGTCTTTGACATCAGCGATGGAACGGACAACGACTATTCCGATTTTTACACACACCATTATTCAAAGGGTTCAACGGGGTATAGTGGCTTTCAAAACCTGCACGAAGTGCAAACATCCGCCGCTGTCCTTGACTTCACCCACATCAAAAATAGTGATAGCGTAAAGGAAAACACCTATCGTGGATTGCACAGCAAATTCGTGGTGAAAAACAGTGGTGAAGTGGATGCTGATGCTCACTACATTGAAAATGACTGTATGTTTTATTGCCGACTCAATGAACCTGAGTTATTCAGCACGAATCATGGAGGCGGTGCTGAAATTGTAGCCGAAACCATGTTTGGGCGCAAATTATTCGCCTATGGTAATTTTTCAGCGAGTGCGCTTAGCGGTGGAAGCGAACCCATGACAGCCGACCCTGAGTCAAAAGGACTGAATCTCGCTACCTCGGACAATGCGGGCTTAGCCCTGCATAAAATCATCAGTGCGGGTGAAAAGAAAAGCAAATTCCGGATCAGTGTGCCTCAGTCCTTTGGGACATCGGGTTCATCCCTCTCCGATTATTCAATTTCATTCTTCTTCTCAGCAAAACCGAACAC